TCCCTATTTGCGCATTTGCGACAGGTTTGTGTGCCGCCCATGACCGATGTTTTTGTCCGCCCGTCCCGCGACGACGCTTTCAAGGGCCGCGCTTGGCCGTTCGAAGAGGCCAAGAAGATTTTGGCGCGGCTTGGCGACAAACCGGCGCCGAAGGGTTATGTGCTGTTCGAGACCGGCTACGGCCCGTCGGGCCTGCCGCATATCGGCACGTTCGGCGAGGTTGCGCGCACGACGATGGTGCGCCGCGCCTTCGAAATGCTGTCGGACGTGCCGACCAAACTGTTCGCGTTCAGCGACGACATGGACGGCTTGCGCAAGGTGCCCGACAACGTGCCGAATGCCGCGATGCTGGCCGAACATATCGGCAAGCCTTTGACGTCGGTGCCCGATCCGTTCGGCAAGTTCGACAGTTTTGGCGCCCACAACAACGCGATGCTGCGCTCGTTCCTCGACCGCTTCGGCTTCGAATACGAATTCAAGTCTTCGACCGAGATGTACCGGGCGGGCGCTTTCGACGACACGCTGCGTGCGGTGTTGCGCAACTATGCGGCCATCATGGCGATCATGCTGCCGAGCTTGCGCGAGGAGCGTCGCCAGACCTATTCGCCCTTCATGCCGGTCTGCAAGCGCACGGGCCGCGTGCTGCAAGTGCCCACGCTCGAGACCAACGCCGAGGCCGGCACCATCGTCTATCGCGACGAAGGTGGCAGCCTCGTCGAAACGCCGGTCACCGGCGGGGCGTGCAAGCTGCAATGGAAGATCGACTGGGCTATGCGCTGGACGGCACTCGGCGTTGACTACGAAATGTCGGGCAAGGATCTGATCGATTCGGTCAAGTTCTCGTCCAAGGTCGCGCGCGCCATCGGCGGCAAGCCGCCCGAAGGCTTCACCTACGAGCTGTTCCTCGACGAAAACGGCGAGAAGATTTCGAAGTCGCGCGGCAACGGCCTCACGATCGAAGAGTGGCTCACCTACGGGCCGCCCGAAAGCCTGTCGCTGTTCATGTACCAGCAGCCCAAGGCCGCCAAGCGCCTGCATTTCGACGTGATCCCGCGCCATGTCGACGACTACCTGACCTTCGTCGAACGTCTGCCCACGCAGACGACGCAGCAAGCGCTCGACAATCCGGCCTTCCATATCCACGGCGGCAAGCCGCCGCCGGCCGAGCCCAACGGTCTGCCGTTCAACATTCTGCTCAATCTCGCCGGCGTGGCGAATTCGCAGGACAAGGACGTGCTTTGGGGCTTCATCTCGCGCTACGCGCCCAAGGCCAACCCGCAGGCCAATCCGATGCTCGACCGATTGGTCGGCCACGCGATCGCGTATTTCCGCGACTATGTGCTGCCGACGCGCAAGTACCGGCTTGCGTCCGACATGGAACGCGCGGCCTTGCAGGATCTTTGCGAGACGATCAACAAGCTGCCGCGCGATGCGAACGCATCGGCCATCCAGGACGAAGTGTTCGCCGTCGGCAAGCGCCATGCGTTTGCCGATCTCAAGGCTTGGTTCCAGGCCTGCTACGAGATCCTGTTCGGCGCGGCCCAAGGCCCGCGCTTGGGCTCATTTGTGGCACTTTACGGCATCGACGAAACGATCGCCCTCATCAAGCGCGCCCTTGCGGGCGAGCTTGCGAAGGGCTGACCCTTCAAGAGTCGATTGGCCGCGAGCCTACTGGCTCACCCATAAAATGCGGTGGCAGAACACGACTTCGGTTACGTCGAGCACGCGTTCGCCGTGTGCGGCGTTGAGCGAGGTCAGTTCGAGCTTGCGCTGACCTTTGCGGATCAGTTGCTTGGCCATTATTTCGCCGGCCGTCGTTTTGACGACCACGCGGTCGCCGCGACGCAACGAGGCTTGCGGCGAAATCACGATCGTGTCGCCGTCGCGATAGACAGGCTCCATGCTGTCGCCGGCCACCATCAACGCATAGGCGTGCGTGTCGGCAAGCTCGGGAAACAGCAATTCGTCCCAGCCCGAACCTGTCGGGAATCCGGCGTCGTCGAAGAAGCCTTTTTCGCCGGCCTGCGCATAGCCGATCACCGGCACGCGGCGCATTGCACCTGCCACGCTCGGCACCGTGCCGATATAGGCGACGAATTCCGACATCGTGGCGCCAGTTGCCTCGAGAATCTTGGCAATGCTCTCTGTCGAGGGCCAGCGCGGACGGCCGTCGCGCGAAATGCGCTTCGACTTGTTGAAGGTTGTTGGATCGAGCCCGGCGCGGCGCGCGAGACCCGAGGGGGAGAAGCCGTGATCGCTCGCAAGCTGATCGATGGCCTGCCAAACATCTGCATGTCGGAGAATCATGTGAGAATTTTTGCTCAAAACGCAGCGCTTTGCATTAGGTACCTTTTCAATTTTTTTTTATGTCAGGTAAATTAACAGTTTTTTCACGTCTTGAAAGCTACTAAAAAAAAGTTTAGTATTTGTTCTTCTCTTTTTGGGTGCTTTAAATATGCATAATGTGAACAACGATTTGAGTGGTCTCGGCGCCGAGCGATCGCTGGAATCCGGCCTCGGCCGGGCCATCGTGGTGTTCCGCGACGCCACCGAAATTCGCTGGCTGCGGTTTTTGAAGCGTGGATTTCGCCATTGCGCCGTCCTCGTCGAGGTCGAGCAAGGTTGGGTTATTTGCGACGCAATGTCGAATAAAACTTATATAAAACAGATATTTAATAGACCATCCCTGGAAATCGTCGAGCGCTTGGGCGCAGCCTATCTGCACGCCATCGAAGTTCGGGTGCAAACGCCGCCAGCGCGTATGGCGCCAATCCTGCCGTTCACTTGCGTCGAAGCGGTCAAGCGGATTCTCGGGATCCACGCCTGGTCGATCGTGACACCTTGGCAGCTTTACCGGCATCTTGTTCAGGATCAAAAATTTGTATTTGACAATTCACCTAATACAGAATATTAACTCCAAGTCGCTTCTTCGAGCGAACTCTTTGGGGCCAAAACCTGCCGAAGGGGCCGGTGCAGGCGCTGCGGAGGCTGATTTCTAAGGTCCTGAAAGGAGGACGTTCGATGGGTGGTTTTTTCTCGACGCCGTCGGCACCGCCGCTGCCGCCGCAACAACCGTTGCCGGAGCCGGTCGACACCGAAAAGGAAGCGCGCGAGGCGCGCATCAAGGCTCTGATCCGCCGCCGTCGCGGTCGGGCCGGGCTCTCAGTTGCCGGCGCGCCTGGCGTTCTGACGGCAGCTGCAAGCGCCGACAGTCTCGGCACCAAATTGGGAGAGTGAGCCATGGCCCCTGAGAACACGGCCCAGGCTCCAGCAACCGCGACGTTCGATGCGAGCGATCTAATCGCGCGCTATCGGCGGGCCAAGCAGCAGCGCGGCACGTGGGATGCGACGTGGCAGGATTGCTACGATTTCGCACTCCCGCAACGCACGCCGTTTTCGGCCGGCGACCGGCGCGGCGACCGTCTGTTCGACGGTACGGCCGCCGATGCGGCCGAGCAGCTTGCGGCATCGCTGATGTCGCAGCTCGTTCCGCCCTGGTCGCGGTGGTTCGGCCTGCAGCCCGGCACGCAAGTTCCCGAGATGCAGCGCACCGATGTGGGCGAAGTGCTCGAAAATGCGGCCGCCTTGCTGCAGGGCCATTTCGACCGCTCGAACTTCTCGATGGAAATCCACCAATGCTTCCTCGATCTCGTCGTGGCGGGCACGGCCCTACTGCAGTTCGAAGAAGCGCCGCTGGGATCGGAATCGGCCTTTCGCTTTACGGCCGTGCCGATCGCGCAGATCGCCCTCGACGAAACCGCCGACGGCGCCTTCGACATCGTGTTCCGCGCAAGCGAAATGCGTTTCGACCGTCTACGTGCGCGCTATCCCAAGGCGCAGCTGCCCGACAGCTTGGCCGCCGGCGGCAAAGAAGCCGCCGAGCGGCGCCACACTGTGATCGAGGCGACGATTCAGGAAGGTGGAGGCTATCGCTACATGGCGATACTCGAAGCGTCGCCCGACGCCGCAGCCCCCATCGTGCTGGCCGAGGGTCGCTTCGCGCAGTCGCCGTTCCTGTGCTTCCGCTGGCTCAAAGCACCCGGCGAAGTCTACGGGCGCTCGCCGATCATGAAAGCGCTGCCCGACATCAAGACGGCGAACAAAGTGGTCGAGCTTGTTCTCAAAAATGCCTCGATCGCCGTCACGGGCATTTGGCAGGCCGACGACGACGGCGTGCTCAATCCCGCGAACGTAAAACTCACGCCCGGCACGATCATTCCCAAAGCAGTCGGCTCGGCCGGCTTGACGCCGCTCGAAGCGCCCGGCCGCTTCGACGTGTCGAACCTCGTGCTCGAAGATCTGCGTGGACGCATCCGGCATGCGCTGCTCGCCGACCGTCTCGGCCAGATCGACGCGCCGAAGATGACGGCGACCGAAGTGATGGAGCGCTCGGCTGAAATGTCGCGCGTGCTGGGGGCGACCTACGGGCGCCTGCAGACAGAATTGCTGACGCCGCTCGTGGCGCGCGCGTTGGCGATCCTGCGTCGGCGCGGGGAAATTCCGCCCGTGCTGGTCGACGGCAAAATTGTCGAGCTCCAGTACAAATCGCCGCTCGCCCGCGTCCAAGCGCAGGACGATGTGCGCAACGCCATGCTGTGGGTGCAGCAGGCAACGGCTCTCGGCCCCGAAGGCCAGGCCGTGATCGACGGTGCCGCCGCCGCACGTTGGATGGCGCGTGCATTGTCCGTGCCCGCCGACCTCGTGCGCCCGCCGCAGCCCGAACAGGCATTGCTGCAGAACGCGCAAGGTCTGCTTCTCCAGGCGCTGGGCCAACCGGCCCCTGCGCAATAGAACCCGAACCCAGCGAAAGGAACAAACCATGACTGCGAATCTGCTGACGCTCGAAACCGCTGCTGCGACCGCAACTGCGACGCCGTCGCCCGGCGCTGCCGCCACGACGCAAGCTGCGGCCTCCGTTGCGTCGGGCGATAACGATCGCCCGAGTTATCTGCCCGAGAAGTTTTGGGATCCCGAGGGTAAAAAGCCGCGCCTCGACGTGATGTCGAAATCCTACGGCGAACTCGAGCGCAAGCTCTCGAGTATGATGCCGGGCCCGCAAGCGCCCGATTTCGACCAGGCCGTGCGCAAAGCGCTCGGCGTGCCCGAAGCGCCGGATGCCTACCGCATCGCGCTCAAGGACGATCTTTTGCAGATCGATCCGGAGGTCAACAAGCGCCTGCACGCGGCCGGCTTCTCGCCGACCCAAGCCCAGCTTGTCTACGATCTTGCGGTCGAGCGCATGGTGCCGCTCGTACGCGAATATGCCGAAGGCTACCGTTCCGAATTGGCGCAGGCCAAGCTCGCCGAAGAATTCGGCGGCGAAGCGGCGTGGGCGACGCTTGCGCCGCAGCTTGCGAGCTGGGGCCAGGCGAACCTGCCGTCGTCGGTCTACGGCGCGCTGGCGGCAACGCCCGAAGGCGTGCGGGCACTCCACAAGCTCATGAATTCGGGCGAGCCCAATTTGCGCGGTGCGACGGCCGGGGCAAGCGGCCCGGCCGACGAGGCAGGCTTGCGCAAGCTGATGGCCGACAAGCGCTACTGGCGCGACCACGATCCCGAAATCGTGCGCATCGTTTCGGAGGGCTTCAAGCACCTTTATCCCGACCGCGACTGAAATCGGCAAAAGGTCTTGACAACTTCTCTCTAAGATAGTAAACCTACGAACACTTCGCCCGAAGCAGGCAGGCGCCTCCAGCCCCGCCTTTCCGGACAACGAAGTCTCCCTTCCCCTCCCGCCGTCGGGATAACCCGCCGATCCGGCAAGCCTTCCATGGCTGCCGGACCGGCAGGCCCTCCGGCTCCGACATCCACCTTCGCAATCGTCCGGGTCGCACCGGCCGCGATCTCGCGCGCCATGCGGCAACCCCATTGCTTGTCCCCGAACCCCCAAACGCGACAGAGAGGCAACCATGCCCAACATCGACCAATCGTTCGTCAAACAATACGAGAGCGAAGTCCATCTCTCGTACCAACGCCTGGGCTCGAAGCTGCGTCCCACGATCCGCTCGAAGAAGGCGGTCCAGGGCGCGTCCACCGTGTTCCAGAAAATGGGCCGCGGTGCGGCCTCAACCAAGGCCCGCCACGCGGCGGTGCCGGTGATGAACGTCGAACATTCGACCGTCGAAGTGTTCCTCAAGGACTACTACGCGGGCGAATGGCTCGACGCGCTCGACGAAATCAAGACGGCAGGCGACGAGCGCTCTGCGGTCGTGAACTCGGGCGCTTACGCGCTCGGGCGCAAGACCGACGAGCTCATCATCGAAGCCCTCAACGGTTCGGCGAACTTCGCCGGCCTCAACACCGACGGCCTGACCAAAGCCAAGATCCTGGCCGCGTTCGAAAAGCTTGGCGCACAGGACGTGCCCGACGACGGCGAACGCTACGCGGTGATCGGCTGGAAGCAGTGGTCGGAACTGCTCGAAATCGACGAGTTCGCGAACGCGGACTATGTCGGCGACGAGGAACTCCCGTGGCAGGGCACGCAGGCCAAGAAGTGGCTCGGCACGCTGTGGATGCCGCATTCGGGCCTCACGTCTGTCTCTGGCGTGCGCCTGTGCCACTGGTACCACAAAACCGCCGTCGGCCACGCCGCCGGCTGCGAGGTCAAGAGCGACCTCACGTGGCACGGCGACCGCGCGTCGTACTTCATCAGCAACATGATGAGCCAGGGGGCCGGCATCATCGACGCCGCCGGCGTCGTGACCCTGCGCTGCAAGGAGTAAGGAGCAAGCCATGGCTTTCGAAATCAAGAACCTGTCGGTCCTCGCCTACGCCAACGGCTTCACGCTGTGGCATTACACCACGCCGGACGCTGCCGCGACGGTCGACAATTCCGGCTATTTCAGCGCCGCCAGCGACATGCTGCATGTCGGCGACATGATGCTGGCCAACGTCGCAACCGCAGGCACGCCGCAGAACGGCGTGTTCGCCGTCGTCTCGGTCGCCAACGGCGTCGTGGATCTCGCCAACATGACGGTGTTCGACGCGTCGGACACCGACTGAGCCTCGGAATCGGCGGTGGGTGTCCCCTCAAAGGCGCCCGCCGCCATCTTGCTACACAATCGGAGGTAAAAATGGCTCTTTCGCAGATTGCTCTGTGCTCGCGTGCCCTCATCAAGCTCGGCGCCCAACCGATCGCCTCGTTCACCGAAGGCACCGTCGAATCGCAGGTCGCCGCCGCCCTGTTTCCTTCGGTGCGCGACGGGCTCATCTCGGCGCATCCGTGGAGCTTCGCAAGTGCCCAGGCCACACTGCCGCGCCTGGCGAACGATCCTGTCGCCGACCATCGCTATGCGTACCAGCTGCCGCCGGATTTCCTGCGGGCACTATCCGTCGGGCAGGGTGCGCGCGGTCGCGGAACCGCCTACCGGATCGTCGAATCGACCCTGCAGACCGAC